GAAACTGGACTTGATGGAACGATGGCAGAGTATAGCAGCGAAACGAGTGGTTATAAAATTACACTTGAAGCAGAGCAGTCGACTTTTTGCCCATTCCTAACGGCTGGCGCAATTTCAGATTTGACTTCTTTGGTATCTGATGACAATATTGACCAATCTTAAAATAACCTTTCTTGACTGATTAGGTTTTTGAACTACCGTATTAAATGCGGTAGTTTTTTTTTAAGTACGTTTTTGAGTACTTTCGTTATATAGATATGAAGATATTAAACCCTGATGACAATCCTACGCATTTGATTTCTGTAATACCCGAAAATTACCCTGAATCAAAAGCTATTTTAACAATATTGCACGAATTAAGTGGGGTGGCAGTTACAGAAACTTTAAATATAACACAAGTAAACGGTTATATTGAAATGACAACGGAAGAGGTTACCGTTAAAGAGGGCGCATCTTACGAGTTGACAATATTGAACTTTGATACAGAAAAAGTAATTTGGCGCGGTAAGGCATACGCTACGGCTGCGGCTGATTTGCAAAATTATAAACTCACACAATGATAGAGGTATTACAATTATCTAAATACATAAGGCCTGAAGTAAAGGAACTTGCAAGCAAAGATTATGTATTGAACGGGGATAAAAATTCATTCTATAAATATATTATAGACAGATACAACGGCAGTCCGACAAATAGAGCGGTTATTGATAGCTACGCGCAATTCATTTTCGGAAAGGGTTTAATGAGTAAGCAACAAGCTATTAAGCCGGTAACCTTTGCACAAGTTATGGCGATATTACCAAAAGACCATTTGCGTAGGGTTTGCCAAGATTATGCGCTTTTTGGCGAAGCGTCAATGGAATTGATTTACAAAAATGGGCAGCTTAAAAAGATTTGTCACGTTCCAAAAAACCAAATAGCACCTGAAAAAATTAATGAAGAGGGCGATATAACGGCTTATTATTACTCACTTGATTTTGGCGATGTTGTAAAAAACAAACCAACAAGAATACCGGCTTGGGGGTTTGAGGAAGCTGGTACTGGCTCACAGATTTATGTAATTACTTCCTACCAACCGGGAAAAAAATACTATTCAGACCCTACCTATTTAGCGGGGTTGCCTTATGCTGAATTAGAGGAAGAGATAGCCAACTATTCTATTAGCCATATCAAAAATGGTTTTTCGGCTGGGTTTGTGTTAAATATGAACAATGGGCAACCGGAAAGTGAGGACATAAAAGAAGAGATTAGATTAGATATTGAGGATAAACTTTGCGGAAGCGGCAACGCTGGGAAGTTTATTTTAGCTTTTAACGATAATAAAGATAATGCTGCGAGTATTGAAAGCATACCAATAGCAGACGCACATCAGCAATACGAGGTATTGAATAAAGAAGCCGTACAAAAGTTACTTATAGCGCATCGGGTTACTTCGCCTATTCTATTTGGTATCAAGGATAACACCGGACTTGGCAACAACGCCCAAGAAATGCAAGCGGCTTTTGATGAATTAATGATAAATGTTATCCAAACAAAAAAAGAAGTCATTCTTGACTGCTTGATGGAAATATTTAACACTGCGGGGTTGGTTATTGATTTGGATTTTATACCACTACGCAAACCTGCTGAACATTCCACAGAGGTTAAAATGAGCAAAGATGAAGCAGGTACTGACCCTTTAATTGCGGACTTTATTACGGAACTTGGCGAAGTAATCGATACGGATGAATGGGAACTTATAGATGAAAAGGAAGCAGGCGAAAATGATGTTACTGAAACGCAATTAAATTTACACATTCAATTAGCGAAAGTGCCTTCATCCTTTCCAAATGTTAAAAGCGAAATAGATACTTCACTTTTTAAGGTGCGTTATGTTTATGCGGGAAGTTTAAAGCCGCAAAGAGAGTTTTGTAAAAAAATGATGAATGCGGGTAAGGTGTACAGAAAGGAAGATTTAGAACTTGCAGCAAGTAAAGCAGTTAATCCCGGATTTGGTCCATTTGGAAGCGATACTTACGAAATTCTATTCTATAAAGGCGGTCCGAATTGTAAGCACTTTTGGCAGCGACAAGTTTATTTAAAAAGAAATAATCAAAGCATATTTGTTAAAGACGCGCAACGGATAATTAAGGAACTTGAGCCGGAAGAAAGGGCAGCCGCTGAATTGCCTCAACAAGACCCGTTAATTACAAAAAAGCCAATAGATATGCCTAATAACGGATATTTACCGAAATAATGGAAAAGCTACTTTTAACAGATAACGATATTGTAAATAATACGCCATTGGGTGGTAATATCGATGTTGACCGATATAGGGTCTGCATCCAAGATGCACAACTTTCGCGAATTGAAGAAATACTTGGCGAGTTACTTTATGTAAAAATGCGGGATGACTATGACGATACAGACCAAGATTTCGGATTTACGGGTTTATATTTAACTTTATATAAGGAATATTTACGCCCTGCAATCATTCATCAGGCGGCTGTTGAATATTTGCTTTGTGCGGCCTACCAAATTACAAACGGTGGAATAAGCAAACACACACCCGTTAATGGTTCGCCAGTAGAAAAGAATGAGGTTGATTTTTTGGTGCAAAATCAGAGGGCAAAGGCCGATATGTATATTCAGAGAATGGAACGCTTTTTAAGAAAAAATAATATAGTTGAATTTACTTCAAGCCAAAATGATATCATCCCGCCAAACCGTTCAACTTCAACAAGTGGCTGGTATTTTAAACGAACAAATAAATATGAAAGAGGGTCAAACAATGAAAACGTCTGGGAACTCGACTATCCTTGCGACCTGTAAGGACAAAAAAATTATCGAGAAAATAAACGTTTACTTAAGTAAAAAAAATGGCACAACAAACAATAAACTACGGAACTAACCCGAACGATGGTACGGGCGATACGCTGCGAGGTGCGTTTATTAAAACCGATGACAATTTCACGGATTTATACGATAACAAACTCTCGTTAACGGGTACGGAAGTAGGTGCGCCAATTACTGGGATGGTTACATTTGATGATGACCAAGGAATAATTTTGCAAAATTCAGCAGGTGCAGGGTTAGGTGCTGAAATTTCAGGAAGTCAATTTATTTTAATTGGCGAAAATAGCGCAGCCGTAGAAACGACTTTAAATCGTGTTTCTTTTAACGGCAATGCGGGGTCAATAATAAAAGAAGTTTACACTTATGGCGATGGTCAACAAACGTTTAACTACCCTACACTTGGCTCAACTGATAACTTCAGTGTAAACTGGCCTGCAAAAGGTGGAACGGTTGCTTTTTTAGATGACATAAGTGCAGGAAGCGGAACGGTTACTTCGGTGGCGGCTTTGACTTTAGGCACAACCGGGACTGATTTAAGCAGTACGGTAGCAAATGGCACAACAACGCCAGTAATCACTTTAAACGTACCAACGGCAAGCGCATCAAATAGAGGTGCTTTATCAAGTGCGGACTGGACTACATTTAATCATAAGGTTAGTATGCTGCATAGTACAAACGTACAATCAGCAACGCATACCGGCACAACTGCCAACACGCTTTTAACTTCTTATTTAATTAGTGCCAACTCAATAGCCGATAACCAAACTATTGAATTTGAATTTAAAGCATCTAAATTAAATGCCACATCAGGGGCAGTTAACTGGCGAATTTATATAAACACATCAGCAAGTTTAACGGGCGCAACGCAAATCGCATATTATCAATTAGGGTCAGCAGCAAACGCCCAAAATTTCGGGTTTCGCCGTAGGTTTCACCGCAGAAGTGGCAACCTATTGCATTTTCCAGCAACAACAAGCGGGTTAACTGAATATACCGGCGCGGCAACGGTTGCGCTTTCATCAGCAGCAGTAACCTTTTCAAGCGACCAGTACATAATAATCGCTTGTGAATTGGCTTCATCAGGGCAGCAAACGGTAATAGAAAGCGTACAAATAACAAGGATATAATGACACTATATACAATTTACGACAATGACGGCAGCTTTTGGTGTGAATACCACGAAAGCGCACCCGCAAATAGCACCGAAACGCTTTACACCGATAACTTTGTAAAGCCGCGATACAACCCTACAACCCGCGAATTTTACGAAGCGGCAACCGAGCAAGAGCTTGAAGATGCAAGAAAGGCAGCAGTACCGCAAACGGCGACTAAAATGCGGTTTTTTCTTGCGCTTTATAATATCGGTATTACGCGCTCGATGGTTTACGGTGCTATTAATCAAATTGAGGACGCAGACCTTAAAGAAATCATTTTAATTAAATTCGATTTAAGCCAAGAGTTTGATCGAAATGATGAGCATTTAAACCTTATGGCTGGGGTGTTTGGTATATCACAAATTGAACTTGATAATCTATTTATTGCAGCGTGGAACAATTAATTATACTTATAACATTTGCCGCGTTCACTTACTTTTTGAACAAGCGTAGCGGTGGCGATTTGCTTAATGGGGTTGGTATTGACTTCAAATTATTAAGTACCAAAACTGGCCGCGAAATACTCGCAGAGGGCAGACGGTTTTTACATTTTAATTTGACCGGATTAATCTGCTTTTGTATAACCGCTTTAGGTTATCTTATTAATGGATTTTTTTACGCGCCATTATTTGACCAGTTTGTGCTTGTAATTGCAAGCGCGTTCATTGGTTTATGGGTTAACCTAATTAGAGAAATTTATTTTGCTGACCAGTACGGGGCGGACTTCGATAGCCGCGATATACGCTTTGGCTTTTATGGCGGTTTAACCTATGGAATTATAACTCTTTTGCTTGCTAACCTACTATGAATAATTTAGACCCAAAGCCAGCGATAGCCGTTGGAATTACAACCGCGTTAACGCTTTCAAATGTTACCGTATTTCTGCAATTTACTGCGGTTGTATTAACGATATTGTACACCGTTCGTAGATGGTACATAATGGAAAAAAAGAACAATGAAGCTTCTAAATGACACCTTAAAAAAGCCGAGTGGCAAATGGGATAAGCAAGCGTTAACGATGTTTGTGGCTTTCTGCATAACCATTATTTTAGGGTGTTATATTGTAACTTCTGACTATTTTTTAAATAAAGAAATTAACCGCTACGCTATTGATGTATTTTTTGGCTTTGTGGCTTTAAGTAGCGGGCAGGCAGCGATGAACATTTGGAATAAAAAAGTAGATTATGGACACAATTTCACTTCAACGGTTAGCGACTTTGCACCCGAATATCCGCAAGGCGGTAACGGATGCGTATGTAGAGGTCAACAATAAACTGCTCGGCAAAGGTGTAAGGTTACGAATTGCTTACACTACGCGCACAATGGAAGAGCAGGCGTTCCTTTACTCGTTCGGGCGCACCCGTTTATATAACGACAACGGGCGTAGACTGCAAAAGGTAACCAACGCAGCACCCGGACAATCAATACACAACTATTCGCTGGCTTGGGATATTGTTCTACTGCTTGACCGTAACAAAGACGGTGTATTTGAGGAAGCCGTATGGGATACTAAAATCGATTTTGATGGAGATGGCAAAGCCGACTGGATGGAAGCGGTCGCAAAGTTTAAAAGCATAGGCGCGGTATGGGGTGGCGATTGGAAGCGGTTTGTTGATGCGCCACACTTTGAAATGACTTTCGGACATAATTGGAGAAGTTTGCAAAAACTACCTACATTTACCGAAATTATAAACGGAAAAGTTTATACTTACCCTAAATTATGAGATATTTAATACTTATTTTATTGTTAGTTGGTTGCAGGTCTGCTAAAGTGCAAAAGCAAAGCGAAACGGCAAATGTCGATATAAGCGAAAATAAAGCCATTACAGAAGTACAAATAATAAAAAAGACAGATAGCGTTGTTGAGGTCGAGATAGTGCCTATAAATGCAGATAAAGAGGTAGTAATAACCGATACAAATGGTAAGGTTAAAAAGGTCAAAAATGCAAGGGTTAAATATAAGATAGGCAAACACAAATCGGAAGAGGTTAAGTTGTTTGAGGACAAAACCAAAACAACGGTAAAAGCCGAGCAAAAGCAGACAAAAAAAGACATTGAACGCAAAGTGCCTATACATTACCATTTCATTTTTTGGTTTATAATATTGATAATACTATTTATCATATACCTACAACGCACTTTTAAATTCAGTTTATGGAGGTAACCCCGCATCAACACGCATCGAATTACCATCGCTATACTATAAGCAACGGCAGCACTAAATTCGAGCAGCTTATAATGTTAACGAGTGATTGGCACTTCGATAATCCAAAAACAAACAGACCGCTACTTTTCAAGCATCTTGATTACTGCAAAGAAAAGGGCGGTTTAATTATTATAAACGGGGATATGCTTTGCCTAATGCAGGGTAAATATGACCCGCGAAAAAATAAAAGCGCAATATTACCTGAACACAATGGGGATAGTTATATTGATTTAGTTATAAATGATACTGCCCAAAAAATGCTGCCTTATGCTCATAACATTTTGCAAATCAACAAGGGTAATCACGAAACTGGGGTTAGTAGTAGAATTGAAACCGATATATTACAGCGGCTTGTAGAACGTATTAACACGCTTGCAGGTAGCCGCATCCAGTTAGGGGAATATATGGGTTATCTTACATTGTCATTTAGCCGTAATTCAGCACACGCAAAAAGTTTAAACATCGCTTATGATCACGGACATTGGGGCGGTGTAATTACAAAGGGCGCACTTTCTGTAGTGCGGCACTCTTCAATTTACCCTGATGCGGATGTAGTTATAAGCGGTCACACGCACGATGGGTTTATTATGAACCATCCACAGCTCCGGATGAATGAATATAAAAGAAAGGTTGAGGTGCGGAATCAATGGCACATTAAGACCGGGACATATAAAGAGGAGTTCGAAAATGGCAAAGGTTGGGCAGTAGAAAAAATCGGAATGCCTAAATATTTAGGCAGTTGCTTTATGACCGTTTACTACAATGATAAGCAAAATTTAGAATATACATTTACACTTACTCACTAAATGGAAGCAGTTAACCATCCGCAACACTACGGTGGCGAAGGCAACCCGTACGAAGCTATTAAGGTCATTCTCGCGCACGATTTAAATTTTAATAGGGGCAACGTTATAAAATACGTTTTGCGCGCTGGTAAAAAGCACAATGAAATCGAGGACTTAAAAAAGGCGATGTTTTATCTTAATCAAGAACTAAATCGGCTATCTGCCATATAATAATCGCAAGTAAATTACAAAGAAAAAAAACATTGAGTTTAGTTTAACTTATTAATCAGTACAACCGCCTGAATTACAACCTGAACCAACACCAAAAATAAAATCACTTTGTAGGCCTATTTTTTTTATTTGAGCCATTGTCATTTCTTTTTTAAATCTTTTTTTTCCTTGTTCTTGATTTGCAAACCATTGCATTTTTTTAGTTTCTTCATCCCAATTTTTACGAAGTTGCTGTACTGGTTTATGAAAGCAACCAACACAATTGCTATCTTTTGGAAAAAGTAAATTTGTTGACATTGCCCATTTATAAATTCTATAATGTTCAATTTTATTGTCAACTAATGGGTATTCTAACTCTCTATATTTTTCAATTATCCATTTATTTCGGCCATTTTCAGAAAATCCATTATGAAATTTAAAATCTGTATTTTCGTAATTAATACGATGTTCTTCATCATATCTAATTCCTAAACGCATTGTTACAATTTCTTTAATTTCGTTTCTGCAAAAATTAGCAATAGGCTCTAATTTCATTTTTGTAGTACAAAACCGTGTCATTTGATTGGGAAGATACCCGCCCGCATTTTTTATTATTTGCTCAAAAGTTTCACCTGTAAGCCATTTTATTTCGCTACCTATTAACTGCTCTAAATCTAAAACAACTTTCAAAGTTAAATCACTTTCAGCAGTTGCAATAAAATCCATTCCTATTTTATCACTAACTAATTGAATTAATTTTTTATCCTTTGGTTTACAATTAACATCTTCAATTCTAACTAAAGAAAATAAATTATAATCTGCTGGATAGTGTGTGGTTAAATAAGAGGATGTTTTACCACCACTTATGCTATTTACTGTTTTCATTAATATAATAATCGCAAGTTACCTCTTCATCAGCAGTAGTCGGCTCAAAGTAACACCACGATTGCCAAAGTCCATTAGGCGCATTATGCCGATAGCAGCTATACCGCAAAGGGCAAGTAATATTTGAACATTTAGTTATATCAGCCATAGGGCAAAGGTATAAGTATAAATGTTAAAATTTTGTTAAAGTTATTATTTAGTATTACTTAATTAAAAAAGTATTACGATATTTGCTCTATCAAATTAAAACACTTAAAAAAATGGAAACAATTTATTCAAAAAAAATCGGAGCAGGTCAGTGGGTTATTAGTGCAGAAGTTAATAACCGTATTTTATCGACCACAACAACAAACTCAAATGCTATTGATTGCGCGTTTGATAACGATTATGATTTTTGCGATGGCTTTTATGAAAGTCAAGACCAGGCAAAGCAGGCATTATTAAATCAAATTTTGAGAGATAATGAATAAAAAAGTAGGGCGTAAGTCCAAGTACCCAAACGGTGCAATAATTAAAGCGTTTCGCATACCAGCGGACGCGGTAAAGGAAGTAAGTTTAAAAATTTATCAAATCTTAAAAAGCTATGAACAACGAAATTAGTTTCTATTTATTAGAAGTAAAAGAAAGCCACATCCGCGATTATTTACCCGAAGCGGTTATCGAAAAAGAAAACAACGGTTGTATCAAAATAACCATCCCGACAGTAGATACTTTAATATTAACCAAACTTTTCAACTGCGGCGTTATGTACGGAGTTGAAAGAATGATGCAAAAAAAATGAAAACACAAATCAACAGACTAAACAGAGTTAACAAGCAAATTGCAGGCATTGAAACTGCAATCGACCAAGCGCGTATTTCACGCGATTTAACAGAAGCGCAAAAGCTGGAAGCAATTACATTATTACGCGCTAAACTACGCAAAGCTATAAACCTAAAATGTTTAATTTTAGATACATTAAGTCGAGCCGTAG